CGAAGCCTCCAAGCCGATGTACAAAGGGAAGATCGGGCCGTCGCTGGAATAGCTGATGAAGCCAGTGCTATCAGGATTCGTCGAACCATTTCGGATCAACGTGGCAGCCGCGACATCGAGCATCTCCTGAGTCAGCTCAGAAGTGGACTGATTGAGCGCCTGACCAGCCGATCCGGTCTGAATCCAGGGGAACTCATTCACGCCGGACGGAATCGTCTCAACCTGAGTGAAGGACGAGTCGGCCACTGCCTTGATAGCGAACTTGGCGAAGGTGTTCTGATAGCGGGTTTCCCATGAACGCTGTGCGCGGATCGAGAGCTTCTCCAAGTACACCCGCAGAAACGCCTCGACGCGATGGTCGAAGGTCAGATCGTCCTTACACAAGAGAGGACCTTTCAGAGCGAAACGCTCAGGACTCCAAGTAACGGCATTATAGCCGACCGGAACGTCATTGTAGGTGACATCGCAAGCGCCACCGTTTTCGCCACTGGCGAGCGTGATGGCCGACCACTCCTCAGCCGCAGTCGGCTCGATGGAAGTGGTGGTGAACGAGGTCTGGGTCAAACCAGTACCCTGAGGATACTCGCCGCGCTCAATCATGTTGAGCCACATCGAGCGGTACGAGGCGCGTTTGTAAACGTCCTGCGCGAGCGACTCAGTCGCAACGGCGAACGCATTAAAGACATTAGGACAAGCCATGAGATGAAAAAGTAAACCGACGTTATGGTTGGCCAACTATCCACCACACAGTGGATGATTATCCAACCTATTACCACATGCGGAGCGTCACTTCCACTTAGACAGTTTTGCGATGGCTGACCAAGCCCCCGCATTGCTTAAGGTCGATAAGCCGACTCACGCACAGAAATAGCCAATCTGTCAATCAGAATGTGGCATCCGTAGGGTTGGCAATAAGCTCATTCTGTGTGGCAACGTAAGAGCGATAACCCTTGATCGTCTGAATCCTATTCGGCGCGATGATCGTCTCTCGCGCTATCATTCCACGGTAAGTGTACGGTCCTGGGAAAGATCCAGTCATCAGAGCGTAGAAATCAACAGCATCAGTCTTCACGCTGTTTTTGCGAGCGTCCACCAATAGCTTTCCAGACTCGTACTTGGTTGTTTTAACATCGATGCGATAACCGGGAGCAGGATGAATCGTCGCGTCGTGGAACGGGTGCGGGGGCGGTCGGTCGGTGTCCAAATCAGGATACACATTGAACAAGCGACAGAAAGCAATCTCGCCAGCAATACCCTCAAGATCAACAGCATGCGGCGAATCCGAGCTAATCTTTAGGTTGGTGATATTGAAATAGCGATTATTACCGTTTCGATGACGAGCAACAAAATGCGACAACTTCTTTTCGCAGTAGGTTAAAGTAATACTTTGACCGATTTGAATTTTGTTTATCATGGTCAAAAAGGTGGAAAATTTTTGAGGGGGGTATCGTAAACGAAGCCCACCCCCAAAAGGGGGTCTACCCCTAGGCGTCCACCCTCTTTGCTATCCCCAAGAAAACAATCCTTTTCTGCCATAAGCAAAACTAATGCTGACTATCAGTCCGACTGCCATGCACATTACCTGTTATGTTTACTTGTCGGACGGTTCACTTGTGACTTGAATCTCAGCCGCTCGGTCGGGCATTTGACCGAGCAAGTTAATCGATACCGACGCCTGTTCACCTTGCTCAGACCAGCCAAACACCAACGCAGAGCGTTTCGCCACGCTGCCAAGGATAGTCTCACGGACCGATTCATCACGAATGCCGTCCAAGTCATAGCTGTCGATCCGTTCGAGCGTTGACACTGCATCTGCTGCCAGTTTCGAACGGACTAGAGCGGAGAGGCTTTCTAAGCTCTTTTCTGTCTTTACAGAAATTTCTGTAAGAGAAATAGATTTCGCCTCCCGTCTCAATTTTGTTAGTCCTTCTCTTTCAGCGCGCTTCTGTAAAGTCGCTTTCTTCGCACCCAGTTTGTCCGCAATGGTTCCCCAGTCGCTTCCTGTCAGGTACAGGCCGCGCGCCGTTTTCCACTGGTCATCTGTCAATTTCATCTGTCGGGAGCGTACAGACGGCCTGACGGGCCGACAAGCGCGCTGACGACAGGCTGAAGACAAGCGCATTTTCCCCAGCAAATCCGCCCCTTTCGCCCCGTTCTCAAAATATTTCAAGAAAAGTTTTGACTCTTTCATCATCCCACCCTAGTCTGTCCCCAGATGAAACGCTCAACCCTTAACCGCATCGCCATTGCCCTAGCAATCGTCGCTTTGGTCATTGCTCAAGGACTGCTTGAATCATCCCTCGGTTTCACACCCAACCATTGAACCTATAAAAGCAAATGAAGATTCGCCACCCCCATTACGTTGCCATTCGGAATTCAATTCTGCCGCTCGCTCCCCGCATTGCCGCGCATCGTGAATTTGTTAAGTCCGAAGGCAAAGCAAAGGACATCGAGAAGAGAGTTCGATGGGACGCATTCCGTCATGCTGGCTATGCTGGCATTTTGTCAGAACTCTACGAATACCTCGACGATGCCCACATCGACACAGCCTTGCGTTCAATTATGCGTGAAATAGAAAAATAAATTAAACCGATCAGACCATGAAACCCTCAACCCGCAAACACCTATTCATCGCCCTAGCAATCATCGCCCTGGCTATTGCCCAAGGACTCCTAGAGTCGTCACTCGGCTTCACACCCAATCACTAACAAATCCCATGACAAAATCCGAAGAAATCCGAATCCTCACCGCCGCCGCCGATAGTCTCGGTTCTGACAGCTATTCCGGGGCATGGCTCCGAGAGCAAATCCCATTCATCGAATCCGACATCCGATCGGACTTCGCGCCGGGAGTTCTAGCCTCCGCCTCAATCCAAGATTGCGCGCGCCGTTGCTCAGAAATGCGCGCCGATGCCATGCGTGAACGTGAAGCAATCCTTTCCGATGCGCGCAAGGAGGCCGATCAAATCCGCGCGCAAGCGGTGCGATTCAACGATCAAATCCGCTTAGAACTTAGCCGGTCAATCCAAGCAATCCTGAACCGATTTTGACTCCCCGCGAGACGCTATCGGAAACGGTAGCCTCCGGCGGGCAATCAAACCCGAATCCAAACCAAAAAACCATGCAAGCAATCCATTCAAAGTATTTACCCGCCACCAACACACGTGGCTCACGCATCAAAGCAACGTGCGAGCGTGGCTCCATCACCATCCCGTATCCTTACGAACTATCCGGTGACGAAGTTCACCGGCAGGCAGTTCGCCAGCTGGTGGCCAAGTTTTGCGCTGAAGATTTGAAGTCCTACGGGACACCGATTGAATCGAATCCTTGGAACCGCTGGAACCGCTCTTTCGTGACAGGTTGCCTTCCCGACGGATCTTTCGCTCACGTCTTCACCGTGTAACCCATTCCCCGCGCATTCAATGAATAAATCATCCTTCCTCTCTGAGTACCGCAAATTCGTTTCCGCGCTCCCGTGGGCATCCAATCCCGACAAACTAGAACGGTTCATGGAATCATGCCGCGCAACGCTTGACGGAGCATCCACTTGGCAATATGACGGAGAACTGTCCGTTAAAGCATGGCGCGCAATCGGCGGCAAAGGTAAGCCAACGCTAAAAGCTCTCCGCGCACTGGCCGAATGACCTCCCCTCCGCGCATCATGCGAAAGCGTGGTGCGAAAGGGTAGGCCACAAGTCCTCCTCAAACCAACGAAAGCATCCAATGAAATTTACCATCGACAAACTCGGACATTTTATCGTCGCTCGCGATGAATCCGGCGAAATAATCGCTCGTGAAAACCCGTATTGCAATCCGTCCGCGCTCGCTAAGGTCATACATTCCGCGCTCATGACTGGCGGAGAAATCGACTGGAAAGAAAGCCAGATTGCCAAGCCAGAATCATTTACCGTCAAAGCCTGAACCCATGAACCAAAACGAAAGAATCGCATCCCTCATTGAGTGGGCAAAGCGACGTTCCAACAATGATCTTGACGCCATCAAATCGCTGGAATTCCTCCGTTCCACTGGGCTGATGACCCCCTCTGGAATCGACGACATAAACCGCGCAATTCAAATCCTCCAACGCCTGAACCAATGAAATTCACCATTCACGACACCTTCAACGGCGGAACCGTTTCGGTCCACCGCTCAATTGAAACCGCCGTGCGCGCATCCTTGCGATTCCACCGCGCAGTCAAGCGAGCCAATGGCCAGAACTCATTCATTCCCACGCGCATCCTTTGCGACGGCGTGAGACTTGACGACAACCAGCAGGAAGCCGCTTTTGGCATCCAATGGGCGATTGAAACCGGAAAGATGAAAGCCTGAACCAATGAAATTCACCATTCACGACACCTTCAACGGCGGAACCGTTTCGGTCCAC